ATAATTTTATGCCCTTGTGATCTGAATTTGAGTTTCTGTGGCTGCATCCATGATTGCTTGGAATGGAAGGGAAATCGTGATAAGCCCCCCGCCTGATACCGGAACGCTACCGCCTGTGTACTTTATGCGGGGCATGAGCCATGTCTGGCTTTTTGTGCCGTCGTCAAGTGTGAACTCAAGCTGTGATTCTGTCTCGTCAATGAACTTCTGAAGCAACACTTCATCTTTGAATTGCGCCGTGAGTGTGCCAGTCAAGTTGCTGTTGCCGGTAGTAATGCAGGGTGTTTCGTCTGAGCCTATTACAAAGTTGGCCTCTGCGCCATTCTCCAGTGTGAGGTCAATGCCAGTCACGACGGCAATCTCTGTTCCACCCTCTTTTACTGTACCGCTGAATGAGTCAAACGGAAGTGTGGTTGTCGGGTCGTCGTATGTCGCGCCGGTGATGATGGAAGTATCAACGGTCTGCCCCTTGCCTACAAACCCCACCGTGCCGGTAACAATGGCGTCAGGCTGTACAGAAAGGCTCAGGGTGTTAGCCATCATGCCGGTGTAGCGCATGTACTGGCCGATGTCGGTAAAGTTGCGCTCGATGGTAAACGTGCGTGACATTGTGCCAGCTTTCAGCACATCGGTAGTCCATGTGCCCCCAAGTACCGCCTCTAGCATGTCGTCAAACGTATCTGCCGACAGCTCAAAGTTAATATCTCCGCCTACCTGCTTATTGCCGTGGCGTGCGTCTGAAATTTGGCGGTCAGAGCGTAATTCCTCTGACACAATAGCGTTCTTGCTCAACTCCAGGTTAGTCCCCGTGTTGCGCAAGTTTTTAAATACCGGAATAGCGGGTGTAACCCCGAACTCAGCTTCTGCAATATAGTTTATCTCATGTCTTGAACCTTGTGCACATGCCATAATTAATTCTCCGTTATCGCTCTGAAGTTGATTGTCACTGGTACTGTGTACCAAGGTGACTCAATTATACTCGCTGATGGGTAAGAATTCAACACAGTAACACGAGTACCGCTATATGTTAAGTCAGTACCGCGCTTAAAGGTTTCCACAAGTTGTGCCACCATCGCCCTGATAGCGCCGTTTCCCTCGTCTGTGGGGTAGTTGCAGGATATTTGCACGAAGCCACGAATATCGTTAGTGCCGTAGGTTCCGAGGGTGTTCTGGGTTGGTTCAGCAAAGAAGATGTCGAACTTCAGGTATTCAACGCCTACCTCCGGTGTGTATCGGACGTTGGGCCATGCAATAGCGGGCATATCTGCCATGCCTGCAAGCGTTGCCCGGAAGGCGTTCTCGATGTTAGTGAATGCGCTCATTGTCTGTTAGCCCTTCTCAGTGCCGCGTCCCATTCTGCAACTGTCACGCGCACCATTCCTTGTGGTGCTTGCTTGCTACTCCCATACTCAAGTTTTTTGATATATGGCAGGTTATTTGTGAGGTAGAGAACGTCCCCCGGTTGCGCCCTGGTTGCTACGCTTGCGGCTTCGCGCTTTGAGCCTGCTCCGCTCTTGTCGGTCTGCTCTGTGGTCGATGTGTCGATGCTGTTTATCTCAGCGTTCCAGTTCGCCCGCGCCCTGCCTGTGTCCACCGGAGTCCTTACGATTATTGCAGTGGCAAGCTGGAGGTATGCGGCGGTCATTACCTTGTGAGGCTCCTCCTTGGCTTTTTTTACCCACTTTGCAACATCGCTCTCAAAACTCATCGCCTGACCTGCACCTTATATAATATCGCCGTTGCGCCGGGCTTTATAGTTTCAACATTCACAACCTGCCACACCTCGTTATCAACTTCCACCTCTTGCACCGTTCGCGGAATCGTCACGCTAGGCTCGACAAGTAAAAGCTGGTCCCCCTGCTGGATTATCGTGCCGTCAATGGAACTTTTAGAGTATTTCGTCAGCACACCAAACGGTTCAAGATATGTCGGAGTTCCTTCTGTAAATTCGCCAGTGATGGGGTCGGTTGTATCCTCGCCGGGTATTTCAAACTTGACAGGGATGCCATACTTCTGAATCAGCTTTTTGGCGGTCTTGACGTATCGAGCGTAATTCATCGCGCTATCCTTAACCCGCTACGCTTGAAGGGTAGCAAAAGCGAATGGATGCGCGGGAATACCGTCTGCCCTGCTTTGCGCTGATTCTCGCTGTACTCAGTTTCGATAACGTCCACTTTTTCGCGCGTTACGCCTACAGTCTGCGCTTCTGTGAGGTCTTCGCCGTCCAGGGCAAGCAATGCCGCCTCAGCTGCTGCCGCCTTAACTTGCGCCGGGATAACATCGGTATCATAAGAAAAACCGTCAACTACCAATCCGGCGCGGGGGAACTGGCGCAACTGGTCAACCGTCACACGCCCGCCCTTGAATGGGCTTTGCATGTCTACGTAGTCGCACCCTTGCACAATGAGTTCATCTAGTCCGGTCTCTGCGGAGATGTCGCGCCCGCGCTCAAGGGCGTAGGCTTGTAAATATGTAGCGTCGATGTAGTCAGCCATTTATGCCTCAGCTTTCTTCCGCTTCTTCCGCTGCATCTGAAGGTGATGTATTTGCCACTCGCGGCTCGTCGTCTTTGCGTACTGTCTTTTTTCTTCCTCGCGGTCTTTGGGAGTCATCTTTTTTACTCCTCATCTTGTTTTTTGCTTCGAGATATTCCGCCTCGGTCAGTATTTGACCGGGCTTGAATCCGTCTTTATTGAGTTTCATAATCTCCCCGCATTAAGCAAAGGGCGGAGCCGTAGCCCCGCCCATGTTGGTCTAGTTGGTAATGAGATAACTTAAAGGTACGTTCTTACGGTCAACTACGCGATCCCACAAGCCCGCTGTTGCCAGCTCGGTCTGGGTGTAGCTGAACCCGTTAGCCGGGGGAGTAGAGGTAATCTGCTGGAACCCGAACGGATGCAGGAGCCATGTGTTACGCACCCACAGGGTTTCGATGCCGCCGCCCTGTCCTTGCGCGGCTTCGCGCTCGATCTCCACGGGGACGTCAGGAGTGCCAACGCCATAGCCGAACGCGCCAGCGCCGAAAATAACGGAGGTGTATTTAAACCCGTTTGTAGTCCCGGCTGTAACGGTCAGACCATCGTCAACTACGACGCGCAATCCCATGTAAGTGGGGATGGTAAGGCGTCCTTCTGAATCGGGAATATACACGATATCATCATTCTTCACCATCTGCTGCATAATCGCAGAATGAACGGCGATGGTGTTGAACTGGTCGGAAGCATCACCCGCTGTATAAACCGCCTCGGTGAACGCGTCGCGGTTAAAAAGGGTGTCTACTGTCTGTGAATCAATAGCCTCAGCTGCAACGTCAACAACCATATCGCCGGAGTAGTTTGCCACGTTGTCTGCGAGCACACCGTTGGTGGCTGCAATCAGACGGCGCTGCCACTGGCGCTGGAAATACATGTCTGTCCGATTGCGTACATGCTCCATCGCTTTAGCGCCCATCGCCAGTTCGCTTGCGAGATCTGCAACCTGCCAACCCTGGTTAACGAAAGCCTTGCGCGCGATCTGCTCACCTTGGGTGACGTTCTGAGGGGTTGCAACGTCTATCGGGTTGTCGGTGGAATAGTTAACCTCGGTGCTGCCGTCCAAATCCTTCCAGAACGGGAGTTCTACCTGCTTACCAGCCGCATTAGCTGCCTCGTCGAGCAGGGGAGTGCGAGTTACAATGCCTGATTGAAAAAATGCGGTCTTCTCCGGGCCATTAACCGGGGGAAGGTCGCGAAAAACTGTGACATCAATGATGTCGGAAAGCTGAGTAGTTGCCATTTTTTAGCTCCTGTTATTGTGTGTAGTACTCGTCTCGTAGGCGCTGATAAGTGTCCGGGTCTTTTCTCTTCAACTCAACCAACTCAGCGCCCGTGTATTCGTTAAACTTCTTCGTGGCCCCGCCACCTGTGCCAGAACCCCCGGCTCCGCCACCCGATGCGCCCGGTGCATCAACGAGGAAAGGATATTCTTCCCTCATCTGACTCACCAGCTTATCCTTGTCGACCGGAACACCGCCTACTTCGATGTAAGCGCCTTTCTCCGGATCGTATTTGATAGCCGCCATTGCTTCCTGTTTCAGAATCTTGGCTCGCTTTTCGTCTGTAGTCAATTTTGCAGCGATACTGGATGCAAGAGACTCGCGCTCCTTTTCCTGTATCGTCTGCTTAAACGTCGCCGCCTCGCGCCGTTCCTTCTCAAGTTCCGCCTGTGTCTTTTCGTAGAGTTCCTTAAACTCGCCTTTTTCTTTTTGGCGTTCTTCCTCGATGCGCTGTTGCTCCTGTTCAAGTGCTTGCCGCTTTTCGCGCTCGGACTTGGTTTCTCCCATCAGCTCACTGATTTTTGCTTTCAGCCCGCTAACGTCTTCCTGCTGTGGCATTCCCTCAACCTTGAGTTGATAGCCTTCCCCCTGCTTTTCATAGAGGGCTTGCAGGTTTTCTTCCAGTGCTTCAAACTCTTCCGCTGTAATCTTAAACTTCATGGTCGTACCTTTCCCCGTCCCTGACGGTGGTTTGAGTAACCCCGTTACTCACTGTGTAAAATTGTGCTTACTCAATTATGTAACTGATTTTTATGAATTGTCAAGGGTTATTCCCCGTTGATAGATTCTCCCTCAATACACATATCTGATATTAAATATCTTCGCGTTACGTCTACTGTCATCAAACTGTCGAATGTAAAAGTATCTATATTTTTCATAAATACCCCCTATTCTAAAGTTATTCCCTCCATGTTTTTCAACTCTTCCAACGTGTAAAGATCCCCCGTAGGGTCAACAAACTTATCGAGCGACAACTTCCCACTCCTGAACAACTCCGCACGCGTCTTGCCTAGCGCCTGCTCCTGAAAGTCTGCGCTCTGTCTCTTTAGCCATGCGGGGTAAGTGGTCTTTGCCCCGACCTGCGTTGTACCTTCGTCCCCCTTTGCTGGTCGCTCGCCTTCAAAGCCTGGTAGCTGATATTCGTCCCTGACTTCGTAAGCATAGGTGCTGCGACAATTCACATGCGCGGGCAGGTCTGGCTCTTCGCCTATCTCGTAGATGTTGCCATCTCTTGAGCCACATAGCGTAGTGGTGCGACTGTCCAGCGTTGCCACGTACCGCAATCCCTGCAATATGTCGCCGTGTTCCTTGCCAAACTCGCGCCGGGCAGTATTGGCGTAGTGGTTGCTAGCTGTGCGGGTCATCGCCTCCGCTGATCTGCGGGAGGTTTCGATTGCGCCCTGTATGCGCTCAACAATTACATCGTTAGTATCACCTGCAAAATACCCTTGACGGGTAGCCGCCAACACTCGTTCAACTGAGTCCGTGCGATAGTTGCGGGTAATCTCCGTGAAAGGTCTTCCGAGGATGGGTTTAGCTAATGCCGCACTCGCTATCTGTCGTGCCGCGGCAACGGTGGTGTCAATCT